GAGTAATTTATAATCATTTAGATGGTACTAATGGTCCTGAAGCAGCTTGGGATCAAGTTCCTATATATTCTGGTTTTACTGGTTCTACTTCTGGTGCCTCTGCAACATATTCTGTTTCTGCTGCTGGTACTGGTGTTGATACAGGTGTAGGTGAAGCTTGGTCGATTGGAACAGATTATCCGCAGTTGAAAGTGGTTCTGGAACAAGTTGCAATCATAGCTAAAACAAGAAAATTAGCTGCAAGTTTCTCTCTCGAAACAGCTCAAGATATCTCTGCTATGCACAATATCGACATTCAGAGAGAATTAATAAGAGTTCTTCAGGCAGAAGTAATTGCTGAAATGGACAGAGAACTTATTGCAAAATTAAGAACAACTGCTGTTACTGGTACTGGTGGTGCTCCTGCTAAAGTTCTTGATTTTAATGCTACTTCTGGAACATCAAGTTACATTGACGGAAGATATTCACAAGAACAGATTTCATCTCTGGTTACTTCCATAATCCATCAAGCAAACGTAATTGCTATCTCTACTCGAAGAGGTGCTGGTAATTTTGCTATAGTTAGTTCTGGTGTTGCTACTGCTCTCCAAGCTGCAAGACCTTCATTCCAAGGTGTTACTGCAAAAGTAAATCCAACAAGAGCTGGAGTTGCTGAAATCGGTACTATTAATGGTGATATCACTATCTATAGAGATCAATATGCAACAGATGAATATGCTTTAGTTGGATATAAAGGGGAAGGTCAAAATGATTGTGGGATAATTCTAAGCCCATATTTAATGAATGTTGTTAATACTGGACAAGATCCTAATACATTTGCTCCAAGAATTGGTGTAATGTCAAGGTATGCTATTACCGATAGCTTATTAGGGTCTGGTCGTTACTATCGTTTGATCAACTATCATAACATAAGTAAAGTAGTTGCCGGATATTAATAGTAAAATAATATAGTTGATTTTAAAGGATTTCTTATGAAAATAAGAAATCCTTTTTTATTTTGTTAAACTGAAAAAAAATGTCTTGATAATTATATTTTAAAATTATATTATATTTGATATTTTAATTATAAAATAGAAAGAAAAATAAAAATGGAAAATAATATAATTTGTAAGGTTTGTGGAAAAGAAACTAATTATTTACGTTGGTGCGATTTTACAAGAAGGCATTTAAAACCAGAACATAATTTAAATATGAATGAACAAGAGTATTATGATAAGTATATGAAACGAGAAGGTGAAGGGATTTGTTGTAAAACTAATAAAACCACTTATTTTTGTGGAATTCATAATGGATATTCTAAATATTATTTAACAAAAAATGAGAAAGCAACTTGGACAAAGATAGAATTATTTAATGGAAATATTTTAGAAAAAGAAGAAGTAAAAATATTTTGTGAAGTATGTAAGAAAGAGTTTGAATTTAAGACAAAAGAAAGATTTTTGGTTGATCATTTGAGAAAAGTACATGGAATTCAAAATAACAAAGAATATTATGATAAGTATATAAAGAAAGATGGAGAAGGAATTTGTTTGACTTGTGGTGGTGAGACTCGATTTGTTAATTTAGATAAAGGGTATACGAGTTATTGTTCAAATGGTTGTGTTAGTAAGAATGATGATATTAAAAAGAGGAAAGAGGATTCTTCGATTGAGCAATTTGGAACTAAGCATATTTTTCAATCAGAACATTTTAGGAAAAAGTATAAAGAGACTTGTTTAGATAAGTATGGTGAAGATAATTATTTTAAAACTGAAGAGTTTAAAATTAAGAATAAAAGCACAAGAATAGATAAATATGGGGATGAAAATTATAATAACAAAGAACAAAGAAGAGAGACTAATTTAAAAAAGTATGGTTGTGTTTCTCCTCTTCAGAATGAGAATGTTTTAAATAAAATGAAGCAAACTAACTTAGAAAGATATGGTTCTGAATACATTCTTTCAAATCAAAGTGTATTAAGAGAAAAAATTAACAAAAAAATTAATGAAAATCATAAAGAAAATATTTTAAAATTTATTAAAGAACAAAATTTAAACTTAGAATTTATTAATAAATGTGAAGGAAAAGATTTTTATAGATTTAAATGTTTAGAGTGTAATAGGATATTTGAAATTAATTACAATACTTATTTTGCAAGAATAAAAAAGAATTATAAAATTTGTAGTTATTGTAATGAAAAAAGTAAAATTTTTACTTCTGAAGATGAAAATAAATTATTTTTGTTTATTTGTGAAAATTATTCTGGAATAATAAAACAACATAATAGAACAGAGATTGTTCCTTTGGAATTAGACGTTTATATTCCAGATTTAAAATTAGCATTTGAATTTAATGGTTTATACTGGCATAATGAGCTTCAAAAGGATGATAATTATCATTTAATGAAAACGAGATATTGTGAAAATCAAGGAATTCATCTAATTCATATTTATGAAGATGATTGGAAATATAAACAAGACATAGTAAAATCAAGAATCTTAAATTTATTAGGAAAATCGAATAAAATATATGCTCGAAACTGCATTTTAAAAGAATTAGATTACTTAAAAACTAAGCAATTTCTTATTGATAATCATATTCAAGGATTTTGTGTATCAAAGATTAATATAGGTTTATATTTGAATAATGAATTGGTTTCTTTAATGACATTTGGAAAATTAAGAAGAAATTTAGGAAACAAAGAAATAAAAGAAGGTGAGTTTGAATTACTTCGTTTTTGTAATAAATTAAATACAACAGTTGTTGGTGGAGCAGATAAATTATTTAAATATTTTCTTGAAACATATAAACCGAATAAAGTCATTTCTTATGCTGATAGATCATGGACAATGAATAATGGGAATACTTTGTATGATAAACTTGGATTTAAATTAGATAAGATTACACAACCAAATTACTATTATATAATTAATGGTTTGAGAGAGAATAGATTTAGATATAGAAAAGATGTTTTGGTTAGAGAAGGTTATGATTTAAATAAAACTGAACATGAGATTATGCTTGATCGTGATATATTTAGGATTTATGATTCAGGGCAATTGAAATTTATTTATGAAAGGTGATTACGATTTTTCAATTTGAATAATAAAATAACAAAAGGTATAAATAAAAGGGAAACAGAGAAATCTGTTTCCCTTTTTTATTTTAATAAATACAAGAAAATAGTAAATTGATTTGAAACAAAGGAGTTTTTAATGAAACAGATTGTTGTGATTAATGTTAGTAATCAGGATTTACCGATTCCAGAACTCAGACAAATACTTCCAGCTGGTACAATTGATGAAAGATATATTTTACCGTATGATATTGCAATAAAGTATAAGAAATTTTTATATCCAGTTATGGTAATTGATCCTGAATATGAGATGAGGGAACCCGCTACATTAGGGAATGAAAATAAATTTTATTCTACACCAATTTCTGAAGTTCCGAAATTTGATATAAATGAATTAAAAAAAGAAAAGAAAAAGAAAGAAGTTAAACCTCTTACTGGAAAAAAGATAAGTAAAAAGAAAAGAGAACAGATTTCTAATAATATGTCTATATTTAAAAGAAAGAATGTAAAGAAACAGGAGATAGATAATGGCCAGAATACGAACGATGGAGCAAATGAGGACTTATATCAAGATGGTGTTGGGTGCTCCGATAATTAATGTTGAAGTCAAAAATGAACATTTAGATTATGCAATTGAAGATTCAGTTCAAATAATGCAGAAATATAATTATGGTGATGGATCTTATACAGAGTATTTAATTTTTACTACTTCGGCTGGTCAATCTACTTATGATGTAATGAATGATCCAACTTTATCGGCGTCATTTGAAAATGTTTCACAAATAGTTGATTTTAATATTTCATTTGGTGCAGATGGAATTAATACTTTATTTTCCCCAACCCATATTCTTTTACAAGAGAATAATTTATCAAATGGATTATTTGGGATGAGAATGGGTTCTGGGAATTTCGTACCAGGGTTGGAATTAGCATCTTATCAAACTGCAATGATGTATATTCAACAGATTCAAGATACATTAGGGAAGAAATATTCTGTTGATTGGATTCCGCATAGAGAAGTATTAGTTGTAACTCCTACTCCAAGAGAATCTATGACGGGTGTATTAGAAGTATACAAAAAAGAAAAGATAGAGAATTTGTTAAATGATAATTTAGTTAAGGCATTAGCAATTGCAAAAACAAAGATCATATGGGGTGGAATATTAAGGAAAACTATAATTACTCTTCCTGGTGGTGGAACAGTTTCTGGTAATGAAATTATGCAAGAAGGAAGAGAAGATGAAAAGGATATTATTGAACAAATAAAATTAGAGAGCGAACCTGCTGGATTCTTTATAGGGTGATTAATTATTATGCAACAAACATTAAAAGAATATATGATTCAACAAGAAAAAGATTCAAATATAAAAAAGATATTTGCTTTCTTTATGAATGAAAAAGATGTTGATGAAGAAAAGGTTAAATCTTTTGTAAATAAGAATGAAATGTCAATGAAAGAATTTAATGAATTTACTTATCATATTTTATCATCTTTTTGTTCTTCTGGTGAATATAACAGAAAAGAAAGACCTAAAGTTGATGAAAATCAAGTAATTTTAGGAATTGAAGTTGAATATGAACATACTGATAATCCACTTATTGCAGAAAAAATAGCACTTGATCATTTGTCAGAAGATGGTGGTCAACAATACTATGATTATCTTTTATTGATGGAAAGATTAATGGAAGAAAAGGTTCCTTTAGAAAAAATAGAAAATCTATTAAAAGGTTAAAATGTACAATTATTATTATGCGAAAACAATTTGGAACGTTCAAGTTGCAATATTAGATTTGTTTAATGATATGATTGTTTATAGATTTGATAAACAAGGAAATATTGTAAAGACAATAAATGTGCCACTTACATTTGGTCCAGTTGAAAAAACTCAAATGGCTCGTGAAGTTGATCATCCTTCAGATAAGACAAGATATTATTTACAAGTTCCGAGAATGGCATTAGTTCCAAATGGAATAACTCATGATCCTGAAAGATCATATTCTTCAAACGATGAAAGATTTTGGATTGATGAACAATTAGATTTAGATGGTGGAAATTCTATGTATACAGATTTTCAACCTACACCTTATAATTTTGATTATACATTGTTTATAAGAAGTGATTCGTTAGAAGATTTATCACAAATTTTAGAAAACATTCTTCCTTATTTTAATCCAAAATTGATGTTAAGAGTAAAGGAATTTTCTTTTTTGAATATTGAAAGAAATTTACCTGTAAGATTAGATGGTGTAAATTTTGATTTTGTTAATCAAATGGATACTGAAACTATGAGAGAAGTAAACGCTTCTCTTGATTTGGTAGTTGAAGGTTGGATGTATAAACCTCTTACTCAAACATCTATTGTTAAAATTATTAATTCTAAATATTTTGTGGGGACAAATGCAGGTTATGACACTTCAGGATCACCTATTACTTCTACTTCTTTACATATTAAAGATGTTGGATATAAAGTTGAAGGTTATTATGAAACAAGTGCTATGCCTGTGAGTGGTTATGATACATCTGGTTATAATGCAGATTCAAATACTTATTGGGAACAATATGAAATTTAAAGAAAGGAATTGATTATGATTATTTATGGTTTTTAGAATATGAAGATATTATTCATGAAGGTGATGAATATTTTCAAGGGGGATTTCACTTGGATAGAAATCGATGAATGTGATATTGACGATATGAAAGGTATCGGAAATAGAATAAAGAAAAATACATGGTGTTCGGATTATATGATAAGAAGAAAATTGACAAAATTAAATTTTGAAGACACTAATAAATTAAAAGAAAAAACATGAATGAAAGTTTTGAAAAATTAAACAAATTATTTAATACAGAATCTGGGTTTGATGAAAGTATTAAAGAAGTAAATAACGAACTTCAAACTGTTGAACAAAAGAAAAATGAAATTAAAGAAATTGTTCAAAAGAAAAATGAAGTTGGATTTACAATTGAAGATCAGGGATTTTTAATTGAAGAAGTTAAAGGTTTAATGAAATTAACTGATTCTGTAATGATTAAATTGGAAAAAGATATTAAGATAGGTTCTTCAGCAAGTATGTATGAAGTATTTTCTTTACTTGCAAATTCAAAAGTAAATCAATTAAGAGAACTTAGAGAACTTTACAAAACTATTATGGAAATGTCTATATTTGGTGATGAAGAATCAAATAATAAATCTAAGAATAATGAAGATGTGAGTATGACTGCAACAGATTTACTTAAAATAATAAAAGAAGCTCAAAAATCAAGTTCTTTAAATGCAATTGAAGCATCTTTCTCAGTTGTTGATTCTGCTGAAGATAAAAAAGAAAAGAAAAATGAAGATGTTTTTAAAAATAATTATAAACCAAAAAATAAGAAAAGAAAAATTGAAGATGATGAATAATGAAAGTTTATTATCTTTAATTTAATTAATTTTATATAAATAATTATAAATCTATATAAATAATTAAAAAGGATTATAATGACTTGGTTAAATTCAAAACAAATTAAGAAACAATTTGGAATATGTAATCAGACTCTATATAATTGGAGAAAAGAAAATAAGATTATATTTAAGAAAATAAATGACAGAATTTTTTATATGATATTGATTCTATTTTAAATACAAAGAATGAAAAACGAGAAATGTCATTTATTGTCGAGTAAGTAATACAAAACAAAATCAAGACTTAATAAAACAAGAACAAATTATTAAAGAATATATGATAAAAAATGGAATAAAGGTTGATAAAATTTATAAAGAAATAGCT